CTTTAATGCCTTTTGTGTTTACAAACTCATTAAAGCTATTTGGTTTTTTAATAGGATCTTCGCTTGGCGTATTTGAAAGTGCTTCAATTAATTCAGCTACTTGTGCAAATCCTTGCTTAACCTTTGATTCTAATTCCAAAACTTTTAAATCAGATGCGTTTTTAGCTTCGATTAATTCAGCAAATTTTGCTTCTAATTCTTCTGCCATTTTTTCCATCTTTTTATCTTCATAATCTTTGCCTGCTTCAACATCAACTTCTGGACTTGCTTCTACTACTTTAGTTTCGATTGCGGTAATTTTGCCGTTCTCATCTAAAGTAATTTCTGTTCCGTCCATTAATTCATGATCTCCTGCGGGTGCGGGTTGTCCTTCAATAGTTACTAAACCGCCAATCTCTAAAGCTGAAATCTCAACCTTAGTTCCGTCCATTAAAGAATATTCAGCCATCTCAACCTTAGTTTCTTCAACCTTAGTTTCTTCAGCTTTTACTTCCTCAACAGGCGCAACATTGTCCTCAAACAATGCCTTAATTTTTAAAATTGCTTCCTGTGCGTTCATACTTTTTTATTTATATAGTTAAAAAATGAAATGTTTATCACTTAACTTGTGATAATATTTTTTGGATCTCCTCTACCATTGATGAAATCTTATTGACTTCCTTAGGTTTGTAGTTAAATAATCCCTCTACGCTGAATCCTGCAATGTCTCCGCTTTTAACCTTAGCCCAAGCCTGCTCATTGTCTACTATCATAGATCCGAACCAACTACCAACGGGCGCATCCTCAAATCCTTTCATTGGCATAATACCGCGCGAAGGATCGGAAATAAAACTCTCAAATAATGTAACACCCTCGAATTGATGGTTAGAATCGTGCATTAAATTGACGTTGCTTTGAAAACCTTTCTTAAAAAACTTTTGTACAATTTTAAGAATAGTGTCCGCGCTGAATGCAACATAATAATCGCCATAAGTAGAATCGCTGCGGAAAATAGGAGTATCAGCCAACATAATAGCACCACTAATAATACGGCGTTCTTCATTTGTTACTTCAAATTTTTGTGATCTATTAAATGCATTCCAATTCTTTTGTATTGCAGGGCGGTCTACTAATGCAATAAAATCAACTTGTGCGTCGTCGTTTATGTCTTCTGTAATATCCAACATAAAAATTGGTAAATCTGTATTCATACCTCTAAATAGTTTTATTTTATATATTTATCATTTATTCAAATCTTGCTCTATTCTGGATCTCATTCTCTCTTGTTTGTGCGTCCTCAATATCGCTTTGTATTACATATGCTCGAACAGATGCACCACTACCACCATTTCCACCTCCGCCGCCTGTTGAACCTCCGCCGCCTGTATTAGGCGCACCTCCGCCGCCTGTTGATGGCAAAGAACCTCCCCCGCTTCCTGTTGATGGAACAGACGTGCCTGCACCACTATCTCCTATTGTTCCTTCTTCGCTTAATCCTGCTGAAGATCCTGCTGAATTAATTGCTTTTACCCCATCAATAGCAGACTTTACAACTGCTGCTGCTTGTAATGCACCATTTGCAATAATTAAAGCAGACCAAGGCAAACCTAATGTTAAAGGAGAAGCAGCAACCGCTTTTGTTGTTGCAGCCGCCGTATTTACAACAACCTGACCTAATGCCGCCGCCTTTTCAATTAATAATCCTGCAATTGCAACCTTTTTATTTTTACCTGCTAATACTTGTATATTTTTACCAAAATCTTCAATCAATTTAAGCCTTTCAAGTAATAATGCTCTTTTTGCAGCTGCTTCAGCTTTTTCAATAGCAATGTTATTCTCAGCGTGTTCTTTATTTATTTTTTCAATTTCTTTTGCATTTCCTTTTGCTGCATCTAATTTTAATTTATAAGACGCTTCTTCAATAGCCTTAGCATTAACCCAATATGCTTTTGAATCTGTACTTAAAGATTTTTGTTGAATTTGTAATAACTCTAATTCTTCTTGTAATCCTTTTTTTACAATTTCATTTTTACTTTTTTGCCCTGCAAGTTCAGACGCATCAATTAAATCTTTTTTAATTTTAGCTTGTTCTTTTTGAGATAATTTTATAAAATCTTTATCTTCATCTAATTCTTTTAGATCCCTTTCAAGTTTAGCTAATCTTTCTGCTTCTGCTCTTTCATTATCATCTTTAATTGCAGCTATCCTAATATCCTTAATTTTCTCATTAAATTTATCAAGATTTTCTTGTTCTTCTTTTTGCTTTTTTTCTAAATCTTCTTTTGCTTTCTTATCAAGTGCTGCTTTATCAGCATCAAACTTTTCATTATTAAGTTTAATTAATTCATCCTTAACCGATTGAGAAACCTTTAATTGTTTAATTTCATCCTCTTTTGCTTTCTTATCTATTTCTAATTGCTTTGTAGCTTTAGTAGTTTCATCTTCTATTATTGCTAAACTCTTTGCATTTTGTAAATCAATAAGCATTTTATTTGCAGCCTTAGTATCTGCTTCTGTTTGCTTATTAACATCATCACGATCTTTTTTTGCTTTTTCAGCAGCTTTTGCAGTTGCTTCTGAACTCTTTTTATTATAGTCAGCAGTTAAAACTAATTGCTCTGTTTTTAAATCCCTGAATTGCTTAGCTTCTTCTTCTGTTAATTTACCTTTACTTTTTAATGTTTCTCTTAAATTAGTAAGTTCATTTTCAATCCTTTGTTTCCCTAATTCGTAAATTTCTTTTTCTGATCCGCCTTGTGCCTTTAATACTTTAATTCTATTTTCAATATCCTCGTTTGCTCTTTTATTAGCAGCAGATATTTTATTTAAGTTTCTTTCAGCCTCACTTGTAACACCAATAAAGTCTGTAAATTGTTCTACTAATGCGCCTACCCCTTTTGCTAAACTACCTAATGGACTATTCTTAATCCAATTGCTAATTTTATCAAAGTTATTTATTACTAATCCTAATGCAACTACAAGCGCACCGATACCCGTTGCAACAATAGCGCCCTTTAAAAAATTAAATGATTTTGAAGTAGTATCTACTGAAATACCAAATGCTTTTTGTATTGTAACGGCGGTTTGTGTCGCTGCATTATTTAAAGTTTGAAATGCTGTTGTACTTTTAATAACCGCGCCTAATTGCCTAAATGAATCTATACTTTCTCCGACTGATTGTAATCCTTGCGACAATGCCATTGCAGCGTTTACCTTTAATAAAGCAGCTTCTACATCTTTATTCTGTTTTCCAAATAAAGCCATTGCACCCTGAAGCGCACTGAATCCCCCTGCAACACCCGCTAATGATGAAGCCACCGCCTTAAACTTAGCATCTGGATTAAAGGCATCTGTTAAAGCCTTTGCATCCCCAATACGATCTTTTAAATCAGCCGCACGCTTAGCCGCATTAATAGCCTCTTTAGACGTAGCACCGAATTTATCAGACATTAATACTACATTTGCAACCGCCTCTTTTAATTGCTGCCTTAAACCTTTAACGGTTTGATCTGTTTCTTCAAATGCTTTATCTAATTTCTGTACTTCCTGTGTTGCCTGTGCGGTGTCGGTCGTTACTTTAATAGGAATTATTTCTTCTGCTGCCATTAATTAGTGTTTATTACTTTTAATAAATTAACCTTTGTTGTTTGATAATCCATTGGATTATACCCATCTATTTTGTTAAGTCTGAATAGTACGCCATTGATCCATATATATTTACTGAAATCTAAGTTATAAATATCTAATGTATTAAGATATACTTTGCAACTTAATAGCTTGCTTTCTATATCTGTAATTTCTAAAAGATACGGCTTATGATATGTATTAAATAAATTATTAGTTGGATATGTAGTTGCAGGAAATTGTAATTCTTTTGGAACTCCAAAATTAATATCGATAGTTGGAGTAATAGGATCATCCAAATGTCCCGCATATCCGTAAACATTTAAATTAGCTAAATTTGAACCGCCGCCTGTTGAACCTGATTTTATATGCCAAGTATGTGCAATGCTTAATTTCTTAGCCATTAATATACGAATTACAGAATCCATTGAATCTTCCTGCGAATTATTATTTGATAATTTAAATATTGTTGTATAATATTTATCAATGTGTGCATGATTCTGTGGTTGGAATAATACAGAAGGCGCAAAGATAATTTGTGTTGAAGCCGTGTCTTTTACGAAGTCGAATTCAGAATCATAAATATTATCGCCATATGTTTGCCCGTATTTCTTCTGATAGTTATCATTATAATAGTCAGAATCAGGCGTATATTTATAAGCGTAATACCTCGCGTTTAATTGCGACATTGGCTTAATTGACATTGTAGATCCTACGTCTATTTTTTGCGACCAATCTAAACTATTGGTAACAGAATCAGAATAGAAGTCAATATATGGAGAAATGTTTATTTGTCTTTCGTTTATATTATCCTGATACACATATAAATTAAACATCTTACAAACTGACAAAAAGAAATCCTTTTGGAATATACCTTTTGGTAGGTTTTCGTTTATAGATACAACACCATTATAGGCTACGTCCACAATTTGTGAAGTGATTTGTGCAAGGTTTATATTTGCACTCGATATTGTTACTATATATGTATTAGCCGTTACAGGAACGCTAATTTCTAAACGAACCTGATTTGTATTTGCTATATCGCCTGTATAATCAATATTAAAACTAAAAGGATTATTAGCAGAAAAAGTATTCTGTGTAAATGATTGCACCGCTACGCCTCCAATATATAAAGTTGCAGTAATAGACGAAGCCGCATCTGTTTGATATGTTCCGTTTATGGAAGCAGTCGTTCTAATTGTCTTAGTGCCATCAGTATAAGTAAATATGCTCTTTCCCGCATTTTCCGTAAAATTAAGTAAAGTTGTAGTATCAAAAGGCACGTTCGCATTTCTCGCCGTTGGTGTATTGCTATTAAGTAATATTTGTGAAATTGTTTTTGTACCTAATAAAAACCTGTCATTCGTTCCTCGTATTCCCTGACTATTATTAGGTATTATTAAAGTCTTAAAAAATGCAGTATTAAAAAAATCACAATTTAAAGTATAAGAAGTTCCTTCGAATATCTTTTCAATATATTCCTTAACGTACAATGCAGGTCTAAAAGTATATACACTAAAATCATCTTTATTTGTAGACACATCCCCGTAATCAATTAAAGGATAGTAATATCCAGAACCATTAATCGTATTCCAACTATTCTGTATTGAAGTTACATTCCAAGTATGGTTATATTCGCTAAAATCTAAATCCTCTAAACGCTTATTCCCTAATTCTGTAATAAAGCCACCTAATTCGCCAAATACGGCGCACTGATATTCTATTACTCCTTTATTGATTACTATTTCAAGGATACGAATAACGCCTTTAAATATCTGTATCTTATCGATATATACCTCGCACTTTGCCGCTTGTGATGGCGTAAAGTTTGTATTGACATTAGGTAAATACATATTGTGTTCGTGCGACATACCTAACTCAAAAGCAAAGCCTAATATCTTGTTATTCTTTGCAGTAGCGGGAATAGATATA